CGACCAGGCGCAGCAGGTGCAGGAAGCCGCGACGGCCAAGTACCGCGAGCAGGTGGCGCAGGGCGAGGCGCCGCCGGACCCGCAGGTCTGGCTGACGATGATGCAGCAGGCCCAGGAGGCTGCACGACGCGCTGCCGAGGAGCACGCCAAGGAAGCCATGGAGCGCATGTCCCGGCGCATCGAGGACCAGCTGGCCGAGGGCGGCTGGGTGCCGGCGATGGAGGCATTCATCGACGATCTTGTCACTTTCCCGTCGGCGATCCTCAAGGGACCGGTTGTGCGCAACCGGCCGACGCTCAAGTGGGGGCCGGACTTCGAGCCGGTGCAGGCCAACGAGCTGCGCGTCGAGTTCGAGCGTGTCAGCCCGTATGACGTGTACCCGTCGCCGTATGCCACGACGCCGCAGGAGGGCGACTTCATCGAGCGCGTGCGCCTGTCGCGGCGCAGCCTGTACCAGGCGCAGGGCATACCCGGCTACAGCGCCGAGGCCATCCGCGCCGTTCTGGAGGAATACGGCCGCGGCGGCCTGCGCGAATGGCTGTGGCGGGACTACGAGCGCACACGCCTTGAGGGCCGCGGATCGACGGCAGAGCTGCACGACCCCGACACGCTGGACGGCCTGCATTTCTGGGGCAGCGCGCAGGGCTTGCTGCTGCTGGAGTGGGGCATGCCGGCCGACTTGGTGCCGGACGTGCTGTCCGAGTACGAGATCGAGGCGATCCTGATCGGGCGCCACGTCATCCGCGTGCGGCTGAACGACGACCCGCTGATGCGGCGGCCCTACTACAAGGCCAGCTTCCACCAGCTGCCGGGCGCGTTCTGGGGGCTGTCGCCGCCGGAACTGATGGCCGACATCGAGCAGGTATGCAACTCCACGGCGCGGGCGCTGGTGAACAACCAGGCGATCGCCAGCGGCCCGCAGGTCGAGGTGTACATGAACCGGCTGGCGGACGGCCAGAACGTGAGCAGCATGTACCCGTGGAAAATCTGGCAGATGAAAGATGATCTGGGCGGCAGCAACAACCGCGCGATAAGCTTCTTCCAGCCGAATTCGATTTCCGCCGAGCTGTTGCTCGTGTACGAGCAGTTCGAGCGCAGGGCCGATGACGCCACGCAGATTCCGCGCTACGCATACGGCAACGAGCGTGTGGGCGGTGCCGGCGCCACCATGGGCGGCCTTCAGCTGTTGCTCAACTCGGTCGCCAAGGGCATCAAGGAAGTCGTGATGCAGATCGACCTTGGCGTCGTCGTGCCGGCCATCGAGCAGCTGTACACGTTCAACATGCTGTACGACAACGATCCGTCCATCAAGGGCGACGCCAAGGTCCGCGCCCGCGGCGCGACGGCGCTGATCGCCAAGGACCAGCAGCAGCAGCGGCGCGAACAGTTCCTGGCGCTGACCGCGAACCCGATCGACATGAGCATCATCGGCCGCGAAGGCCGGGCCGTGGTGCTGCGTGCCCAGGCCGAGACCCTGGACCTGCCGGAGCCGATCGTGCCGGAGACCTACGAGCTGCGCGAGCAGGAGAAGAATCAGCAGCCGCCACCGGAAGTCGAGCTTGAGAAAGCCAAGCTCCAGATCAGCGCCGAGAAGGTGCAGCTGGACGCCCAGGCCAAGGAGCTGAAGACGCAGCTGGACGCCCAGGTCGAGGCAAGCCGCCAGCAGCACGAAACGGCCTTGCAGGATGACCAGCAAGCGCACGACGTCGAGATGGCGGTGCTCAAGGCGAGGATTGACGCCCTGAAGCCGAAACCACAGCCCGGAAGGCGGGCGTGACGCCCATCGACGAACGCCTGCTCAAGGCCATGATCGGCCTGCGGCACGACGATCGCTTCAAGACCGTGCTGGCATGGCTAAGCGAGAGCCTGGCCGACCAGGACCACAAGACACGCCGCCTGAGTGGCGACGCCCTTATCCGCGCGCAGGGTGAGTCCCTGTGCCTTGAACGTGTGCTTGAGATCGCCGGAAACGCCGACAAGTTGCTCAAGCCGTAGTTCCCCGGACCCCGCCCTTGGTTTGTAACCAAGGGTGGCCCGGACCCCAGGCCCGAAAGGGCTTTTTTTGTGCCCGACTCCCGGCAATGGCCCCCAGCGATGGACCGGCAAAACCCGGCTCGGCAAGGAGATTTCATGGCAGTTCCGAAAGCAGTGAAGAGGCAGGCCGAAGAGGCGCAGCGGCTATTCGAGCAGCGCAATGGCGATCCGGAACCGGTGGTTCACACCGATCCGCCGCCGACCGACCAGACACCAGAACCTCCCGAGGTCGAAACCGATCCGCCAGCGGCGCCGGTAGAGGCCAAACCCGAAAATTGGGAACTCCGGTACCGCAACTACAAGGCGGGCACGGACGAGACCATCCACCAGCTGCGGCAGGAGAACGCCGCCCTTCGGGGCGAAGTGGCTTCCCTGAAGGAGCAGGCGGACGCTGGCAAGAGCCAGCCGGGATTCCTCAGCGATGAGGAGCTGGAGGAGTACGGAGACCTGGCCGGCATCATCGAGCGCGTGGCCAAGCAAATGGTGGAGCGCGAACTCGCGCCGACCCGTCAGAAAGTGGAATCGATCGCGGAACGTTCGGCGGAAACCGAGCGGGAACGGTTCGAGGACGGCCTGACGAAGCGCGTGAAGGACTGGCGGGTCATCAACGAAGACCCGAAGTTCATCGCCTGGCTGCAAGAAGTCGACGACTTCAGCGGTCAGCAGCGCACCACGCTGATTCACAACGCGGCAGCGCAGCGCGACATCGAACGTGTCGCCGCCTTTTTCGCTGCATTCAAGGAGCAGCCGGGCGGCACGCCGCCCACCCGACGCGACCCCAGGGCAAGAGAGTTGCCGGGGACTCATCGCGGCGACAGCGAACCGCCGGCTTCCAGTCAGAAGCGCACCTACTCGAACGCCGAGATCAGGGAGCTGTACGACCAGAAACGGCGGGGCGCCTATCGAGGCAGGGACCAGGAATGGCGTGCCATCGAAGCAGACATTTCTGCGGCAGTGGCTGAGGGTCGCATCAGGTAAGCGACCCCGCCTGCCGCTTAATCCAACATCGAGGATTTCACAATGGCAGGTCCGACTCGCGCCGGGGGCTACCCCGACGCTTCTTCCACTTCTTCGAGCGGTTTCATCCCGGCCATCTGGTCGGGGCGTCTGGTCGAGAAGTTTTACAGCGCCACCGTGTTCGGCGACATCGCGTCGACGGATTATGAGGGCGAAATCAGCAGCCTTGGCGACAAGGTCGAGATTCGCACGGTGCCCAACATCGTCATCCGCGACTACCAGATCGGTGGCGGCCTGACGTACGACAACCCGACGTCTCCCAAGGTCGAGCTGAACATTGATCGAGCTAAGTATTTTGGCTTCGCCATCAATGACATCGACGCCCATCAGTCCGATCTGGCGCTGATGGACCGCTGGTCCGATGACGGCGGCGAGCAGATGAAGATCGCCATCGACTCGGACCTGCTGGACGAGGTGTACGTCGACGTGTCGGCCGACAACTCGGGCACCACGGCGGGCAAGAAGTCGGGCAACATCAACCTTGGTGTGGCTGGCACGCCGCGGCAGTTGGCGGCGAACACCGTCATCGACTTCATCGTCGACATGGGGCAGGTGCTGGACGAGCAGGACGTACCGGAAACCGGTCGCTGGCTGGTCATTCCGGCCTGGCTGTCGGCCATGGTGAAGCGTTCCGACTTGAAGGACGCCAGCATCAGCGGTGACGGCACCAGCATCATGCGCAACGGCCGTATCGGCATGATCGACCGGTTCACGCTCTACATGAGCAACAACCTGTCGATGGTGCAGGACGGCGCCAACCGCGTGACCAACGTGATCGCCGGACACAAGGCCGGCCTGACGTTTGCGTCGCAGATGACGCAGATGGAGGACTTGAAGAACCCCAACGACTTCGGGCAGCTCGTGCGCGGCCTGAACGTCTACGGCTTCAAGGTGATCGAGGACAAGTACCTGGCCCACGGCTACGTCTACAAGTGATCGCACGGCGGCCGGGATATTCCTGGCCGCCCTTTTTTCGAGGACATCGATATGGCAACGCAGAACCTTACGGCGGGTGAGACCCGCAACAACCACGCGGGCGCCGTCAAGGCGTTCGTGGTCGAGCAAGTCATCGACTTCTCGCAGACGCTGGCAGCCAGCGGCGACGTGATCCAGGCGATCAACGTTCAGCCAGGCTGGTTCGTAGCCGCCGTGCTGGTGGAGACGCTGAAGGCGGAGGGCGCCGCCGCGACGGCGAACGTCGGCGATGGCGCCCTGGCGACGGGCTTCATGACGGCCGCCAACCTCAACTTGTTGGGCATGACCAAGTCGAACCTGACGCTGACGGAAGCCGCGCCCAACACGGTGACCGGCTACACTGCGGGCAAGCTCTACACGGCGGCCGACACCATCGACCTGGTGGTGAGCGCCGCCCTGGATGCCGCCAAGGTGGCGGTGCGGGCGCTCGTGTTCGACCTGAGCTGATTCCACGCGGCCCCCTGACCGGGGCCGCTTTTTCAGGAGCGTTGAGAATGACCAAGTACGTCGAGCAGATCAGCACCGGCCGCATCTACGTCAGCACGCCGCGGATCGCGCGGATGCCGGACATGCGCGCCCTTCAGGATAACGAGGCCGAGATTCGTCTTTACGGGCGGTCGAGGGCGGTTGAAGCGAAAGCGGCCAAGATGGAGGCGGTGAAGGCTGCTGAACCGCTTAAGAAGGCGCCGGAGACCAACGGCGAGCCGAAGGATCAAGTAGAGGCCGTGACCTTCGCGCAGCGCGTCGAGGCGGCGACCACCAAGGACGAGATCGAAGCCCTGGCGTTGGAAGCATTCGGCGTGGACGTGGACAAGCGCAAGTCCCTGGACACGCTCAAGGCCGAAGTGCTGGCGCTTTGATCCGCCATGGGTACCATCACCGCACAGAGCATCATCGACAAGGCCAAGGTCACGCTACTCGACGAAACAAATGTGCGCTGGACATCGCCCGAATTACTCACGCACCTGAATGACGGCCAACGCGAGTTGGTGGCGCTCAAGCCGGACGCGAATACAGTCAACGCCGTCCTGACGTTGGTTGCGGGAACCCGTCAATCCATTCCGGCGTCTGGCGTGCAGTTGTTCAAGATCGTCAGAAACATGGGCATGGATGGCAACACGCCGGGCCGCGCTGTGACGCCGGCCAGCATGGAAACGCTGGATCGCACGCGGCCAAACTGGCACGCCGAAGCCGCCAACGCCGAGGTCCAGCATTATATGTTCGATCCACGCGACCCGAAGACGTTCTACGTGACGCCGCCACAGCCGGAGACGCCTAGCCGGATCGAGGCCGTGTACGCGGCATCGCCGGCCGACGTGGCCATCGGGGCGCCAATCAATATCGACGACATCTACGCCACGGCGCTGTACTACTTCATCATGGCACGCGCCCACGCGAAGGAGACACCCGGCGCCGACACTGGCAAGGCGGCCGGCTACTACAACCTGTTCCTGGGCGTGCTGGGCCTGAAGGCTAAGGCAGAGGACAGGTCGTTCGCGCGGTCGCCGCGACCACAGCAGGCGGCCCAAGTTGAGTGAGATCGTGGCGGGCATCTTTGCCGCCTGCAACGCGTGCGCCAAGTATGAGCAGGAGCCGCAAGGACGCGACCGCTGGCAGACGCCGGCCGAGCTGAAGGCGTCGGGCGCCGGGGACTGCGAGGACTTCGCCATCGCCTACTGGCGGCACCTGAAGGATGCCGGCCTGCCGGCCAGGCTCGCCTGGTGCTTCCGGAAGGACGACCGCCGACGTAGCCACATGGTATGCCTGTGCATGGACGATGACCCGTGGGTGCTGGACGTGGCCGTCGACGCCGTGTGCCGGCTGTCGGAGCGCCCCGACCTGGAGGTCATCATGGAACTGGACACCGATGGCGTGCATGTCGGCGGCGCCGTCAAGCCGGTGCAGTTGATTCCCGAATGGGCCGGCGTGCTGGAACGATTGCCGGCGACGTGATGGTCGAGGCGCCCAACTGCCCGACATTCCTGGCCGAATCGAAGCTGCGCGAAGCCGCTGTGGAGTTCTTCAGACGTACGCGGCAATGGCAGGCGCCCCTGGACGCCATCATCACGATCGCCAACCACAGCGAGTACGACCTGACGCCGCCGGCCGGCGCGCGCATCGTGTCGTTGCTGCGCTGCACCGTGGATGGCCAGCGGGCCGGGCTGTATGAGGCCGTCGCACTGGATGTCCGCAACCCGGCATGGCGCGACGCCGCCGGCACGAAGGCGCAGGGC